TTATTCTTGTTGCTGCACTGCACTCTGCTTTGCGATTGACTCACAATAGCCTTCAAAGGCTGAATGCTCTCTATCGGTGAGTGCGGTCATATCCTCTTGTATCTTATGGTCGGTTATCTTTCCATAAATCTGTGTCGTACCGATATTGCTGTGCCCGAGCATCTTGCTGAGCGTTTCCATTGATATGCCGTTGGAAAGGCATATCGTGGTAGAGAATGTGTGGCGAGCCATGTGAAAGGTCAAGCCTTTCTCTATTCGGCATATCTGACCGATGTTCACACAAGCTAAAGATGCCTTTCTAATTGTGAGATTGGGGAATATCAATTCGTCCGATTTCTTGTCCTTGACGTAGAGCGAAAGGATTTGCTTGGCAATGGGCAGGAGTGGAATGATGGCTTCCACGTCTGTTTTCTGCCTTTTGATGCGGATTTCCTCTGTGCCGTCTGCATTATAGATGATATGCTTCGGTTTGAGCCGTTGCATGTCCACACGAGCCAAACCAGTAAAGGAACAGAAAAGAAATAGCTGCCTTGCTCGCTCGAACTGCTTGTCAATAATGGGCGTTTGTAGTACTCGTTGCAGTTCCTCGGTTGTGAGATACCTGCGTGTTCGGTGTGGTAGTTCCGCCTTGTAGTCCACAAAGGGATCAATGCGGATGTACTTCTTCTGCTGCCCGATGCCGATGAGTTTCCGTAGGAAAATGACTACAATCTGAATGGTGGCAAGGGAGAGGTTGCGCTCTGATTTAAGGTAGAAGTCCAATCCCTCGATAAAGGCATAGTCCAATTGTGCGTATCGAATATCTTCCTGGCCTAAACGTTCACGCAAATAAGCCTCAATGAGTTGTGTGGCATAGATGTAGTTGGCAAAGGTCGGCTTGGCTACCGTTATTCCTACGCAAGGACGCTTTTCCTCTATGAAAAGTCGTGCTTCCTCCATAAGAAAACCTTTGGGCTTGTCTTCTTCCATGAGTTCACGTTTGAGGAGCTCAGCGGTGATATAGCCACGTTGCCAAACTAATTCTTGATACTTCGCTTTGGCTTGTTCCTCTTTGCTTTGTAAATAGCGGTTGATTTCCTTTGTCTCTTCGCCTATACCCTTGCATCGTCCCTTACGACTGTCCCAAAGTTCGGGAGCGATTTCCTTACCCGTGCTGTATTGCACCTGCTCACCGTCTATGGTGATGCGCCCCATAATCGGGCATTTGCCGTTCTTTTTCTCTTTGGAGCGATTAATATAAAAGAGTGTCTTGAATGTACTTCGTGCCATGATGTCAAAGTTTTAGGGTGAATGTATCTTGTATTCGCTGCTGCACTATCTGCATATCCCTATGTATTCTTTCGGAGGAAACCACTGCATATACCTGTGTTGTTCTCAGGTTGGTGTGTCCGAGCATACGGCTCACCGTTTCAATAGGTACACCTGCCGAAAGCGTGATAAGCGATGCAAAGGTGTGTCTTGCCATGTGAAAGGTCAGCGGAGTTTTCATACCGATATTTCGCTGTATATAGTGCATGCCATTGAGGATAACGTCGGTGGTTGGAACGTCAAAGACAAAGCCTGCCCTTATCCCTCTATAACGATTCATGATAGTCTGCGCAGGGGGAAGCACCTGTACACGATACGGAGTTTTGGTTTTCATTCGCCTGCCCTTGATGCAGAGTTCGCCTTCTTCCAAAACGATGTTTTCCTCCCGAAGATTACGGATGTCGGAGATTGCCAGCCCAGAAAAGCAGGAGAAGACGAACAAATCACGGACAATGCGGTAGTTTTCCCATTCAATCTCCAAGTCGATGATGCGCTCAAGTTCTTCCTGCGTAATGCTTCTCGGTTCGCCTTTTGGTCGCTCGTAACTGTAACCCAAGAACGGATAGAAGTCCAGCACACCTTTCTTCACCGCCATGCGGACGATGGTCTGCAAAGTAGACACGGTACTCGATATGCTGCTGCGTTTCAGTTTGCGGTCAATAGTGAGATAATACTCGAAGCCCTCGATAAAGGCTTTGTCCAACTGTGAAAGGGGAATGTCGCTTACCTTGTGCTTCTTCTGCACATACTCACGAAGCAGGGAGAGTTGGTAGGTACGGAGTTTGAACGTCTTTAAGGCTCGGTCGATACCGACACGTTCCTTTGTCTGTGTGAGATACTCCCCAAAACTCTCCAAGAGCAAGGCCTGACGGTGGATTTGCCCCTGATAGGCATCCCTCACGTCTGTGGCGGTAAAGGATTCTTCTCTTTCACTGAGTTCGTGAAAGCGTGCGTGGATAAGTGCGGTGCATTCGCCGAGTTTCTGATTGACGGACACAGCCATGCTGCTCTTACCGATGAGCCGTTGCTTACGGCTGTCCCAAAGAGCGAGCGGAGTCTTGCACTTGGTAGAGAAGCCCGAATGGGTTCTGCCAACGGAGATTCGCCCAATGACAGGCACAAGTCCTTTCTTGTCGGTTCGTTTTGCCTGAACGAAGAACGATACTTTGAGTTTGTTTTCTTTCATTTTTCTGTCGTTTTTTCTAAATTTCCTTTGCTTGCAAAGGTACAGATGAACAAGTATTCCTGAGCGATGCAGAAAAATGAAAGATGAAGAATAAAAACCTATGACACAGTTGTTTACATTCAATTCGTAACCCCTTTTTGCTTTTTCACGGGTGGGTTACGATTTGGTAACGGAACTCCTGCCGTTTGATGCTCGTTTTCGCTTACCCTCAAAATAGCAAGAAAAAGCTAAATAATACTATTTCAAATAGTTACATTCTCTGCGTTTCCCTCTGTTTCCCTTAATTCTTAATGACTGATTATGCCCGCAAGATGAGCCTTGACCTGAGAATGATAGACGAGGAGAAATACTCGGATCATATCGACAACAAGGCGAGCCACTGTGCCAAGATGCTCAATGACTACTATCAGAAGTACGACGCGCAGAAGGGAACACAGTTCGTCTTCTCCGATTTAGGTACTTACAAGCCCGGTGATGATTTCAATGTGTACTCGGAAATCAAGCGGAAACTGGTGGAGGACTACCATATCCCGTCATACGAGATACGCTTCATTCAGGAATGCAAGAACGAGAAGGCCAAGAAAGCAATGGTGGATGCCATGAACCGTGGAGACATCCGCATCATCTTTGGTTCTACTTCCATGTTGGGAACAGGCGTGAATGCCCAGCAGCGTGCCGTAGCGGTCCATCAACTTGACACACCGTGGCGACCATCAGACCTTGAGCAACGGAACGGGCGAGCCATCCGTAAGGGAAATCTTGTTGCCAAGGAGTTTGCTGACAACAAGGTCGATGTGATTATCTATGCTGTCGAGCGGTCGTTGGACAGCTACAAGTTCAACCTGCTGCACAACAAGCAACTGTTCATCAATCAGCTGAAGACAAACACTTTGGGCAGCCGTACCATTGATGAGGGAAGTATGGACGAGGACAACGGTATGAACTTTTCCGAGTATGTAGCCGTGCTTTCTGGTAATACCGACCTTTTGGAAAAAGCAAGGCTTGACAAGAAAATCACTACCTTGGAATCCGAGCGCAAGAACTTCCTCCGTGAGCGTGATGCGGCAACGGGCAAGTTAGCGGAAATAGAGAGTTCCGTATCTTTCCATTCGGACAAGATTAAGGAGGCTAAGGCGGACTTGGCTTGCTTTGAGCAGCGTGTGGAACGTAATGCAGAGGGCGAAGCCATTAATAAACTCAAGATTAAAGGTGTGGAGGATAGTACGGACATCAAAGTTATTGCTGCACGCCTGCAGGAGATCGACGAGAAAGCACGCACCAAGGGGGAATACAACAAAATCGGTGAGATTTATGGCTTTTCTATTATGGTTAAGACGGAGAGCAGTGCCAAGGATTTGTTTGATTGTTCCATCAATCGCTTCTTTGTCAAGGGGCAGGAGAGCATTTACTACACCTACAATAATGGTAAGTTGGCATCTGATCCGAAACTTGCCTGTCAAAACTTCGTTAATGCCTTGGAGCGTATTCCCAAGGTGATAGAGTCGCATGAAAAAGAAATGGCAAAGGTTGTGGCCAACAAGGACGTTTACACCAACATCGCTAATAGTTCTTGGAAGAAAGAGGATGAACTCCGTGCACTCAAAGGGGAGGCTGCCGAACTGGACAGACGGATTGCGCTTACGCTTGCACCGCCGGAGGAGGAAAAAGAGGAAACGGAGAAAATGAAGCAAGAAGAGAACTTGTCCGACAATAAACAGTCATCCGAAATAAAGAACGAGAGTTATCCTGCTCAAAACAAGGAAGAAGACTACCGTTCACAACACTTCAGACCCAAGTGGAAGCACTAAAGAAGTACATCTACAATTATCTATCAAATTAGTTAGATTTTGGCAATAAATAGATATTATTGCCAAAATCTAACTATTTTTATAATAGTTCACTCGTCTTGACCCAATAGAAGAAGGCTTCCGGCAATATTTTCTTCAATTTGTTGAGTTTGTTATTGACGGAAGGAGACAATTCCATTGCAAGTATGGTGTTCGGATTTCCATCGTATTTCTCAATTCTTGTGTTTGATTTTTCTATTGAAGTGGCAAGGTAAGCTGCACGGGCCGAATCTATGATAGCATCTTCTATGCGATATTTCCCTTTGTAGATGTAGCCGTCTATTTTCTTAATGCCGTTTTGCAGCATTTTGAAATCGCCTTTACCCATTTGCCCTCTGGTAGCCAGACACAAGGCGGTTTCCCGAATATCCTCATAAATGAGTGACAGGTCAGTGGGCAAGCCCCGGTATTGCAATTCTATTTTCCCTATCTGAGTGAAAGTTTCCTTCGTGTGCAGGAAATTGTCTGTATGCTCAAACAGTCTGCCTACGTCATATAACTGCTTGATGATTTCCAGCGAGCGATCTCTGCCCCCCTTGACATAAGGAATGCCTGAGGTGTTGGGGGCAAATGCAGTAAGTTTATCACCGAGAATGTCGTCAGCGGATGGCACGGTTACCTTCAATGGATCACCGTCCAATTCTATAAAAGGCCCTTTAATCTCAACTTCTTCGATAGCGTGGTATTGTAAATCCTCGTATAGAACATCAAGCAGTATATACGCAGGTTTTTCATCATTCTTATAAGCGATGTGATAAAAGAATTTCGAGTGGCTTTTGGGAACATTCGTGTCCCTCTGCTGCCGTTCTTCAAGGGTCTTGGATATGAATCCGAACTTTTCTATATCTTTTAGATATGGCTCAATATCTGTACCCGGTGGGCAGATAATGTCAATGTCTATGGATAGTCGGTGAGCGGATCCTCCCAAAATAAGCATCAGAGCCGAGCCACCCTTAAAGCAGAAAGGGCAACCGGACAATTTCAGCATCTCCAGCAGGGACATTGCCCTGATGACCTTCTCTATCAGATTCAGGTCTTTATATTTGTTACGTACGGATATGGACTTTATCCATTCGGTAGTCATACATTCTTTCTTGATCATACAATTTCCTTGATATAGTTTTCGATTTGCGATTTAATATTGCGCCGTGAGGCATAACGCAGCAACATCCCCACATTCACGTTATAGCTGGTAAAAGCATTCTGCATCATGTACAGGGCTTCCTGACCTTGCAGGTAGAAGAAATCCCTGTCGCATTGAATATCGACTAAAAGCTTTTCAATAGTTGGTACATTGATGCCGTTTACTTCCTGCATAGGAGACTCTGAAATAAGGGGCTTTACGATATAGGCTCTTTTATCCAGCCGGATATAATCGAACATCACGTCTTCCTTTGGAGAAAGGAAACTGCGTTCGTGCATATCCTGTACAAAGTGGAATATGGTTTCAGTGGCATCACGCTCCGTTTCTATATAGATATTGTTGTTGTATGACAGGTGATGCTGTAAGTCGGACAGGATCTCGCCGTTATAGACACAAAAATCCAATAACGGATATTCCGCTTTTAATTTCTTATACAACCGAATGGAATGAGCATTGGGAATCGGACGGAAAATGGCTTTTGGGATAGTCGTATATACTCCCTTGCTTATTCTGAATATTTTTTTCTCGTCCATCAACTTGCGTAAATGCCAAGACAACATCTTCTTGGGAAGTTCAATCTTCCCGGAAAGATACTCAGACAAGTCTTTCGTCCTGAATTCCTTGTTGGTGTTTGCAAAATCTATAATGATATTATTGACGTTCATTCTGCTATCACTAATGGTTCGGTGCAAAGGTAGTTAGATTTTGGCAATAAAACAAATAAATTGCCAAAATCTAACCATCTTTACTATTGTATTTCTGCTACCAACCATCTCGTTTCCGTACCATTTCATCTATCTCTTCCCGAAGGAAAAGCAATCGTCCGTTAGCTTTGAGATAAGGAATCTTCCCTGCCCACACCCAGTTGTAAATGGTTTTTTGCTCTACTTTCAAGATTTTGGAGACATCTATGATGTCCAAGTATTCCGGTTTCAATGGAGGCCGGATTGTTGTATCTATTTCCTGTTCCCGCAGGACAAGCAAACGGTCGAGCTTGTCTTCCACATTCTTCAGTTTATCAAACAGGCGTTTCTGCCATGTGTCTTCAGGCTGATGGTCTAAGTATGGCATAGTTCTCCTTTTTGATAGTTGCCATTGGTATCCTGTGCCAAGATACGTTGCTCTTTCATATAGGCGATATATTTCTTCGCCGTCCTTTCTTTGATTTCCATTTCACGCATCAGAATCTCACAAAGTTCTTGGTATGCGAGTTTGAGAGAATTTCGGAAGGCTTCTTTGATAACGGCAATGAGTTCATCCGTCTTGCGCTTTTCCTTGTCTTCCTTGGACTTCTCACCACGATAGACGTGCATGTCCTCAGCCTTATCCCATCCGAAAAGCATCATCGGAACGTCCAGCGGACTTCCGTCACGGACTTTCAATGTCTTGACCACCGAGTATTCGGGATTATCGTCTTTCTCAATGGAGAGTATCCCTGCTGCCTTGCGCTGTAGTTCTGAACCGATATGCCCACGCAACTTAATACCGTTAGGCACAAAGTGGAGGACACAGATGATGCAAGTATTGTAGATACCCGCCAGACGATAAAGCTCATCAACGATGGCAATGCTTTCCGTTTCATCATTGGCGGAGCGTATCAGGTCGGCAATACCGTCAATTACCACAAGATGGATGCCTCCATGCCTGTGATGGAACAAGTCCATACTCTCGCGGATAAGTTTTAGCCTGTCCTTGCGGGACAGAGAGGCAAGATACAGGGAATGGCAAAACTCCGGTACTGCCGTCAAAGAAGCTCTACGCAATGTCTTACCCAAGTTCTTGTGCAGCTGTGCCTCGGACTGTTCCGTGTCATAGTGCAGGACCGCCAAGCCTTTGGGATTGGCGGTAATCTCCAATCCCAAGGTCTTCTCTATCGGCAATCGTTTTTCTCCCAATGTTCCGGCAAGGATGGCACCCACATAGTTGCTCTTGCCCGTACCCTCACCTCCGGTAATGCAGAACAGATTGTCCTGCGTTCCCAGTGGAACACCATTCACAGCCACAACCGATTTGGAAATGTCCGGTGGATTCTCATAATCAATTTCACAGGAACGTAACATCATCATGGTTTGGCTATATAGGTCTGAGAACATCTTGGCAAGCAGCTCTTTCAGTTCCTTTGCCCCGTTGCCCAAGACAAAGAAATCTGAAATGTCTTTTTCAGACTTCGTACCACTTAGCGGAAGTGAAAGGTTCAATACCTTGTATTCTGCCAGATGTTCTGCTTGTCTGTGACTCTCGCGTACGCCTGTCTCGTCAGCATCATACAGAAGTATGATATGTCGAAAGCGAAGCTGAAGGCTCTCAATGATGCTTGTCGGAATCTGTGCGGTTTCACTGTTGAAGCAGATTGCATTGAAGCCGTGTGCATACAATGAGAGTACATCCTTTTCTCCACCTGTAATGAAGAGCATATCTCCTTTGGCAGGAATCTGCTCCATTCCGAAGCAATAAGTGGCAGGCATCCGTCCGCCATAGAGAAAGCGGATTTTCGGACTGTGAGGTCGGTATATCTTTACATAGCCATTTCCGATATAGGCAAACATAGGTTCCGTAGGTGAGCCATAAAGTTCAAATTTCTTACCTTCAGCAGATACACTTTCATAGCGTTTAAGACTCCGTACCCGAAAGCGTCGGAGTGTATCTTCATGGATGCCATAATGCCCCCAATAGTTCAGCAGCCCATCGTCAAAAGGCTGTATCTCAAAACTGTATGAACGTTCTTTGGTATTCTTGGTAATGTCAGTCTTAGGGCCGGAGATAACCGAACTTTTATAAGTTGGTGCGGCATGTCTGTAATACTCCTCACCGCCATACAAAGAATATAGTCCAAGTTCTTGGATGATGACTTTCAAAACTTCGGGAAAATCAGTTTTTAGGTTTAATCCACGCATGGTTGCCACAAACCAGAAACAGTCCCCTGAATAGGTGGTATCGCCATGATCATAGAATTTGTAAGAAGAAGTTTTCCTGTCGTAGTAGATATGGCAGGAAGCCCGTCTATCGTCATAGAAGGGGTTTCGGAAGTTGCGATGAAGGTTTACCTCAAAGCCGAGGAAATGGGAAAACACATTCAGACCTCCCTGTGTAAGCAAAAGAATCTGTTCCTTTTCTATCATAGTTGTCGGTTTTTAGGATTAAGACATGAACTCATGATGAGATTGTCCTTAAAACGGTTGAGCCGACCAAGAACCTCGTCGTTTCTCATGCCTGAGACACGGAGTCGGTTACATTTCGTGGCTATCACGATAGACTTGAAGAAGTAGCGTACATCGCCACCCTCCGTGTAGCGATACCGTACCAACTGTTTCTTGCGCCAGCGATAAAGGGTGGACTCTGAAACATTCAGAGTCCCGATAAGATCTTTGGTTGTCATCTCCAGCTCGTCATCTATATCTTGGATAAGATGAGAAGTGCGCTCAACATACCGCTCTATTCGGTTGAGCCTGTCTATCAGTTCCTGATAGGCTTGGCTTTCTACTACGATTATTTCCATCAGCCTTTATAATTTGGTTTGTAAAATAATGTGTTGCGGCCCAAGCTCCTTTACAAGATCTATAATTCTGTCGTAGGAATCCTTGTCAAACACTTCGATACTCATCTGAGCGAGTGGAAGCGGTCTTGCCTGTTGTCTTTGTGCAATAGATGCAAGCAGGTCGAGTTCATCCCATCCCAATACCTTGGCATAACTGTAAGTTTGTGAGATGGTCATCGACACAGCTCCAGTTTCCCATCGTGAAATGGTACTTGAGCTAACATTCAGTTTTCCAGCGACATACTCTTGTGAGTAACCTTCAAGCTCTCGCTTTTCCTTTAGGGTTTTGTGCAACTGTTTCATATGTATAAAGTTACAAAGACACCTAAATTTGAGCAACCCGCTACATTCAAATGTTTACACCCCATGCAAGGTGGCTTGCATTAGGTGCAGATGAATATGATGAGCGATGTCGGCATGGGATGATTTAATTGGTTTGTTTTCTATAATTCATAAACGGAAATACATTGTAAGAACAATCATTCCAGAACAAAATCAAATAATTTTGAGAAAATCCCTCCAGTGCAAGGTGCAAGTCCCCTTATATATAGGGGCTTGCACCTTGCACTGGAAAGTGTAGCAGTAAAATTTCTAAATATTTATGGCACAAAGATTTGGAGGTTAGTACAATTTTATATACCTTTGTACTCAAGAAAAGAGAGCAGTTGTGCTTTCATAAGGTAGTCAGAATGGTAGTCATTAGGCGGTCAAAATACTGCTACAAAAATGCTACACTACTGATTTGTTAAAATTGATAGGACATTTAATTACAACGAGTTAGCAGAGTTTGGTTCACAAACCTCTCTCTCCGCAAACAAGGGTGTAAATCAACGGGTTACGTGATTTACACCCTTTATTACACCCGAATTTCCCATTACCTAAGAAAACTTATAGCATTTCCTTTATTACAATATCCGTTTGTTTTTGTGAAAGTAATAATTATCACATATACAATTATGATTTACGGATATATCAGAGTTAGCAGCGATAAGCAAACAGTAGAGAATCAACGCTTCGAGATTAGCAACTTTTGTAAACATCAAAATCTTTCAATTGACGATTGGATAGAGGAAACTATCAGTGGTACAAAGAACTATAGCAAACGGGAACTCGGCAGATTACTCAAAAAGGTAGGAAAGGACGATATTATCATTTGCAGTGAATTGTCCCGTCTTGGACGTAACCTATTTATGATAATGGAGATACTGAATATCTGCATGACAAAAGAATGTCGCGTCTGGACTATCAAGGATAACTATCGGCTCGGGGATGATATTCAGAGCAAAGTCCTCGCCTTCGCTTTCGGACTTTCGGCAGAGATAGAACGCAATCTTATCAGCCAGCGAACCAAGGAAGCATTGGCAAGAAAGAAGGCAGAAGGAGTTATGCTTGGTCGTCCTAAAGGCAGCAAAAGTTCTCCCGACAAATACAAACTTTCGGGCAAGGAAATACTCATCTCCGAATTATTGAAGAATGGAACTTCTTGTCGTAAGATAGCGAAAATCTGTAAGGTTGATAGGAACACTCTTGCACGGTTTATAAAGCTAAGAAGATTGGTTGCTAACAATTGAGCGATTTTGTGCGGCAACAAGATACCATTTGTGACTTTTCAACATCGGATAGTTGGGTCGTGCTTTCACCGATTGAGCAAAGCATTAAAAAGAAGATAGAAGCAGTAGGCACACCATTGAAAGATTGGGATATTAATATCTATCGTGGAGTACTTACAGGTTGTAATGAAGCTTTTATCATCGACACAGCAAAGCGTGATGAAATCATATCAAACTGTCAAACAGAGGACGAACGCAAAAGAACGGCTGAACTTATTCGACCGATTTTGCGTGGCAGGGATATTAAGAGATATGGGTATGAGTGGGCTGAACTATGGCTTATTGCCACTTTCCCCTCACGCCATTACAATATTGATGAATACCCAGCAGTTAAACAATACTTACTTTCTTTCGGTATTGAAAGGTTGGAGCAAACAGGCAAAACGCATATTGTAAATGGTGAGAAAGTGAAATCCCGTAAGAAAACCCATAATAAATGGTTTGAGACACAGGATAGTATCAGTTATTGGGAGGATTTTAATAAGCCAAAGATTATCTATCCTGATATCTGTACTTTTTTATCTTTTGAGTTAGATACATCATGCTTTTATTTAAGCAATACTGCTTATTTTCTGATAACAGAAAAGGAAGAACATTTGAAGTATTTTCTACGAGTTCTTAATAGTTCTGTTATAGATTGGTATTATCGTACTCTATCTGTTCAATTAGGAGAAAAAGCCGTACGGATGTTTTCTATCTATGTGCTAAACATTCCAATCCCACCAATCTCTGATGAACCGATAGAGGAGATATTAAAATTGTCTAAGGAAGAAAAACTTTTTATATCTGGTAGTTAAGTATAAACGTTTCATACTCTTGCAAGGATAGGCACATGATTAAAGCCTTATCTATTCTCAAATCAGCATAATCATTTCCTAATTGTGCATCCTCCAACATGTTTTCTATATCATACTCTATAAGTTTATCTATTTGGGGTATGCGTATATTTTCAAAGAAGATTTTGGAAAGTTCTCTTGTGCCACCTTGCAATTCAGGGAAACAATCACGATAGCATATTTTGAAAATGTTAGAATTAAAAAAAGCTGTAAGATAAGGTAAATGCACTCCAGTCATAATAAAACATTTCTGATTGGTTAAGTAACCTTGGTTATCATAAGCAAAGGGCATGTACTTGGTCATGTTAGGATAGATAATTTTCGGCTTAAAAAAATCCTCCAAATAAGCGCAGTTACGGAGATTATATGGAGTATCTCCTTTATCTGCACGAGCAGATATTTTATCCCAATATCGGTCTAAATGTGCCTTTACTGCAGGATAATCATTAATATCAATACGTGGCAACTTACCTCTGATTCCATTATGGGTGTTGATTAAGAACAATCCATTCTCTACATATCCGTACTTCTTAATATCCCTGCCACGCAAAATCGGTCGAATAAGTTCAGCCGTTCTTTTGCGTTCGTCCTCAGTTTGACAGTTATCAAGGATTTCTTTCCTTTTCTCTGTCGATATTATAAAAGCCTCGTTACAGCCTGTCTTTATGCCATAGTTGATTTGGATATCCCAATCTTTCAATAGTGTGCCTACTGCTTCTATCTTCTTTTTAATGCTTTGCTCAATCGGTGAAAGCACGACCCAACTATCCGATGTTGAAAAGTCACAAATGGTATCTTGTTGCCGCACAAAATCGCTCAAATTATTTACGCTATCTTTGTTCTGTTTATTGGTGACTGCACATAAGGTTTTGTGCAGGTTGTCTGATTTCGAGAACAGCAAGATATTAGTATCCACCGTAGCACTCTCAAAAATCTTCACTCCAGCAAAATCGATCAATAACATTGGATTTGTTTTATTGGCAAAGAAACCTCTTGTCTTGTCGCCATACCCTGCTCGCATCCATTTGTTTGATGTGATGTAGCACAGATAACCGCCCTCTTTCAATAGTTGCCATCCTCGTTCATAGAACAAGCAATAGATGTCGCCAGTACGAGCAAAAGTAGAATATCCGCAGTCCTCGTACAACTTAGCTAATTCACCACTATTATTCTGAAGTTGAATATACGGCGGATTGCCAATGACGATATCAAAACCATCAGCCACTCCGAACATCCATTCAGGATCAAAGAATGAGCTTGTATCATTCTGATCGTATGGATTCCATTTCGCTAATTGTTTTGCATCGTCTTGAGCGAAACCATTATCGTCAGACAGCAGGTTAATCAGTTTCCCACGTAACTCTTCGTCCTCCTTTCTTAAACGGTATTTAGTAGATGCCGACTTTGCAGAGAAATGCTTATGTCTTATCTCTGCCAACTTTCTTTTTGTTTGTTCAATCTCCGGGTTTTCAAAGAGATTTCCTTGCGGATCTCTCTTTTTCTTTGCAATAAGCGTATTGGCTGACACAAACTTTGTCTCGAGATTAGGAAGCGTTGGTATGCCAAAGTTGGGCTTTGACGCATCCTTCTCGCAATCACATATCAACGAAATAAAGAAGCGTAGCTTTGTAATCTGTGCTGCTATGCTTTGTATGTCGCTACCATAAAGGCAATTTTCAATAACCGATAGTTTCAAGTCATATACATTTTCATCTGGCGAAATACGCTTCAGTATCTCAACTATTCTGTTGAGCAGTCCCATTGGGAACGCCCCAGATCCACAGGCTGGGTCAAGTATCTTTACACGCTTTAATCGTTCTGCTGTCTTCTTATATTCTTCTGCATTCGCCTCGTCAAAGCTGAAATCACTACCGAACAATGAACGCACAAAATCATTGTTGCCCAAGTAAGCAATAAGACTTTCGTCAACCATATAATTGACTATTTCACGAGGAGTATAGAATGACCCACTCTGATTACGTGCCGTTTCTCTCGTCTCAGGGTTGTAAGCTCCAAGAAGATTCTCGAACACCTTACCCAAGAGTTCAGGATCAAGCGCAACCTGCTGCTCTTCAGGAGAGTTCTCTTCAATGGTGAAGTTATAACGGCTTAGGATGGATATCAAACCTGTTTTGGGCGCAAAGAACAGGTTATTAGGAACAACAGCGCGATGCTTGAAACGCCCATCAGCAAATCGCGCATCGTTTCTGCTGAAACCATCGAAGTTATAGCACTGCTCCACTCCATCACTATAACGTGTCTTATCCAGGCACTCAAACAGCCCACCATTCAAGAATGGAACTTCTGCAAACAGATTGATAACTTCCTGCTCACTGATAGAAAATAATTCCGCATAGCGGTATAGCGTCTTGACATCACGCTTACTTGAGGAGGCGAACTTACGGGTATTCCCATTCTCATCCTTGATAGCACGGTTCAACGTACCAAAGAAAAGATTTTGCAGGATAGCATTGTAATAATTCCCCTCCGTTTTACTATACGGGTCAAAGTCTTTGAGGATAGTTGAGAGGAAATCAGCATCAAAGATACGATCGGGTACCAACTCTTTTTGTTTGATAAACCAAACAAACATGATACGCGTTATCATGCGGATTATTTTCTTCTCAATGTCATCTCGGTCATCATCTTCTATAGCCGTGTCATTGGGAAAAGTTATATTTGACGCGTCACTAACAGCCCACTGATACCATTCAAACAAGTCTCTGTAGAATTGTTTAGTAAGTGCTTCGACAGAGAATGCAGTCTCAATTTTCGCTACATCCAGTGCTTCTCTGCTTTCATATAGCTTTCTGAAGTTCTCAGCTGCCGTGCGACAAGACTGTCCTGGTCCGAGCAAGAAGGTATATCGCTTGCTGTCCGTAATATCATTCTGACCGCCCTTCTTATGACAGAAAGTGAAACGCCAATCCCAACGAGTATCGTTCTCATAGTGAAAGAGCATAAAGGCACTGGAATAATTCTCCATGACCTTACGGATAAGGCGTTGAATGTTTACGCGGTTTCGCTCCATCATCACACGATCACTAACCGTGACATCGAAAATCTGTAGTGGCTGCACCCCTATGTCTATCTGTCCCACTTGCTTGATACTACATATTCCTGTTGCTTCAGCCAACGGTTTTTCTTCAGGATTATTTTCCAAGAGCTCTGTGTCAGAAAGAGTTTCAAACTTATCTTCACCAAAGATAGGGAAAATAATATTGTTGAGGAATGAGTTCCAGCCTTGATACTGGCTACTTAAATACTTCTTGAATGACTCTATATCAAATGTCTCTATATCCATGAGGTTGTCTTTTATTTTCGTTATTTGATAGTTCCTAAAACAATTGCTGCTACGCCCTGCTTACTTTCCACAAGGGCTACAAGCTTACCGATTTCACGCTCCAGAATTTCATCAATATCCTGTTGATTGATGGTAAAAAAGCTTTGGTTACGATTTTCTAATTCTTGCTTTATCGCCAACATCTTTTTAATGATGTCAAAGTTTCCTTTGTCAACAAGTTTTCGTGCACTCTCCAGAAGTTTCTTTGACTTTGCTGAGAAAGTGTCGTTCTCATAGAGTTTTACGACGATTTCCTGTGCCAGCGTACGTTTATCTCCTGCCCTTGATCTTTTAATGCGAACGAAATATTGATTATACGTCTTTAAGGCTTCATCCGAAAGTTGCTGCCAGTTATCAGGCAATGGTATGCGCTTAGCATTCTCATCTACCCGCATTTCCTCAAGTAGCTCAAGTAAAGAGATTATCCGAGTGTGCTTTTGTCCGTCTTCCTCTTTGTCAATTCTGATGGAAAGGCGTGCAGAGCGAGGAGCTTTGACAACAAAGTATGCTGTACCACTTGTAGCCTGTGCTATCTCCCATTCGCCCTTAGTTTGCTCTATCTGTAGATAGCGTTCATGATGCTCCTTCTTGTATTGTTTTAATTCAAAGATATACTTCTGCAAGGGTGACTCCTCACCATTAATAGCCTCGACAAGTTCATGATGCACAATCGTTTCCTCTTCTGAGAAAATCTTGCTATCCTCACCAAAGAGTATATGGAATGATTGTAACTTAGTGTGTGCTTTGCGAACCAACTGTATTTGAGCATCACCTTCAGCACTTGGCATAAAGTTATACACATAAACGAATGGTTCTTTACTGCCAATACGATTTACACGTCCAATACGTTGCATTAAGCGAGTGGAATTCCATGGCGTGTCATAGTTCAAGATAACATTGGCACGATGGAGGTTTACACCTTCAGCTAAGACTTCTGTCGTAATAAGAACATCATAGTCATCTTTCCACTCACCATCATAATTGGCATCAAAATTTTCCTCAATGGTATGTTCCAGTTCATCACGGTTAGCAGCAGTAATGGCAAGAACTTTGTAGCCCTTTGCTCTAACAGCTCTAACAAGCGATTCAACCGTATCTATTGCTTCCGAGAAGATAACCAACTTTCCTGACGTATTCTTTTGAGGATTGAATAGTTCAGGCTTGATGTTTTCTTTGAAAGCATCAAACTTTGGGTCTTGTGAGTTACGTGCCCATCGGTCATAGAGGTTAGAAATGAGTCGGAAGTCTTCTTTCAGTTGGGTATAGTATTCCTCTTTAAAGTCCTTACGCGTATATTCAGCATTTTGCCCTTTCTCGTTGCGCCCTTGTTCTGTCAGTTTTTTTATTTTGCCTCTAATATCCTCTACGCAATCGCTAAAAGATACTTTCTTTCCTCGTTTTTTAGTCTTTGCCTCGAAGTCAAGTTCTTTGTTTACGTCAATTTGTGGACATACAAAGATAGTATCATTCTCCCACATCTTAATCATGTTCTCAGTGTAATAGCGCAAGTTCAATAGAGATTGCGTAAAAGCCGAGAACGAACTTTCAAGACGTTTCACAAGAAGGTTCTGCATGATGGTGGCAAGCTGTTTTGCCACATCACTCACACCACGATTACCCCGACCCATATGTTTTTTTTCATTGGCAGGATTGGTAAAGTATTCTATGGCACGATAACGGAAATACTTCAGCCACTCATCTGTCTGTAACTTTTCTACTTCCGTAGGAGCAATAATCGTCATTGTATCAGAGAAGAGCTGAGCCAACTCGTCATCCATAACATATTTAAGATTATTTGGTCCAACAATCTCTGGAAAGATCAGCCCTTCTGCCTTCATATCGTCGCCGTAATATTCTTTAACGTCAGTTCTTGTTCTGCGCTCAAGGATATCAATTAGAATGCAATCACGTATTTTCTTTGAGACAGCATTGAGCCGCACCCGGCGTTCGTCAGTTGGAATGTCATGGATAAGTAGCCCTGTTTCCTTGTCTACTTTCGGCTTACTAATAAGGAGGTCATACTCTCTATTTATGTCGGCAAAGAACTTTTCTATATTTCCTCCTTCAGCCTTCTTTAGCGTACTATCATTATGGTTGCGCTCAAAAAGGTAAATTTGATTCTTCAAATCATTCGGACGATTATTTTGCGGTGTAGCAGACAAAAGTCCAATATACGGATATGTGCCAGTATTAGAGCCTATCTTCTGTATAAGCTGATCAAGCGACTGATACATCAGTGTGTTGCTGTTGCGGAACTTATGACTCTCATCAATAATAATAAGTCCATAATCCTTATCTTGTAGCATCCCTTCAAATTCACCAGTATCAGCGCTGTCATCATCTTCCCAGCTTTCATCTTCGGTAACATTTCCGATTCGTCCAGTTGTGATGAAGTCAATGTAGGGCGCAATCTTCTCGTCAGAATCTTTGTCGAACATGGTAATAGCCTTCTTCCAACCCGACTGAATGGCAGGAGGAGTAATGACCAACACCTTACGTTCTCGACCATCATCTTCTGGCACGGACAGAAAACGCTTGATGATAAGCGTTCCAATAATTGTCTTACCAAGTCCTACCACGTCAGCCAACATAAAACCACCATGTTCGCGCATAATACCAAGGCATCGCTTGACGGCTTCTATCTGATACTTCAGTTTGTGAATCTTTGATGGTAAATAGGATTCTATCTGTTGTCCGAGCGATGCGTCTACGACATCCCCAAATTGAATTTGCAACAATTTGATATACTGCTCATAGGGGGTAAACTCTTGAACAGCATTTTTTTGTATATCAATGTAGATAGGCGACTTCTTGATAATCTGTTCCAAGAACTCCTGTGTCCAGTCTTCTGAGCATTCCCACTTCTCTTCAAACCAACAAATATGTCCTTTTGAATTTGATCCATGTGTGGGTCGAGCTGTAATACGTGTGGGATCGGTCTCAAGATAATTCAATTCGGCATTTCCCAATAATCCTTTCTGCGTAAAGTTAGAACTGCCAATGATACCATAAGAAAAAGAAGGACCTGAAAAAATATAACATTTAGAATGTAAGAATTCGTCTTCACCTTTAGCATTTTTCGAATAGATGCGTATCTGCATTTTACCATTACCACAATACTGGAGCAGTAGATCTATAACACTCTTGTACTCATCTTTTATTTTAAGGTCATGTATATCAGTCCGTATAAAATCATAAGGATAACTTGCGTCCTTGTACTTTGGGTTTGCAAGTAACGAGGTATAAACATAAGGGTCATTACCTATAAGAAGTTCAAGCGATGTCCCGTCACGTTCCAAAAAACTTGTAAGTTCATTGAGAACAAGCGTCATACCAGGTATGTCCCAATACCCAGTTGCTATCTGAATTTTATCGATACCCTCAGCCAAAATACACCTCTTTATATAGGTTTGCATAGAGAGTGAATCGGAAGAATTATCTATCAGGTTGTTGTGCATCATTTTACTAATTCTTTGGGTGAAATATTGAGTAGGTCTGCTACTTTAAAGATGGTGGTAAGATTAGGCTGCTTGCGGTTGCAGACGTAGGCGTTAGTGATACTGAAACTCATGCCTAACTCTTTGGCGAGCCATGTTTGGGTGATGCCTCGCTTCTTCAAATGCTCCTTGATAAGGTTACTATGCTCTTTCTTCTGTTCCATTAGATGATTGTTTTTCTTCCTGTTAGTTACAAAGTTATGAACTTATACTGAATAAAACGAAGAAAAATGAAAATTTGTCTCCACTGAAAACAAGTTTTCTTTCAAGAGGACACCAAAAGTGATCTCTTAAACAATCAATGATGATTGAGAAACAATGTGCATTTGCCCGAAATAGTCTACTTTTAGAATGTATATTGAGCGTTTTTGATAGTCGCTGATATCCTTGCATTTCCTTATACTTCCCGCTATATCCCTGCCTCTTGGAATAACATCAAAAGCCTTCTATTTTTGCATCGTCAGACCTGACTGAATGCCCTATGCGCAAGGGCGAGTTATTCATTTCAAAACAATTGAATTATGACGATAAACGAATTACTGGACAAGCCTGTTTGGCAGATGACTGGTGAAGAATTACTTTTCCTTGCACAACACAGTAATATGTCCACGAGCAGGGAATCAACAAAGGCTTCTTCCTCCAAAGAAGAAAAACGATATGTGTATGGCTTGGCTGGCATTGCACGCCTCTTCGGGTGTAGTTTGCCTACAGCTAACCGTATAAAGCAGAGTGGTAAAATCAATCGTGCCATTACACAAATTGGTCGTAAGATAATCGTAGATGCCGACCTTGCACTGGAATTGGCAGGGCGAAAGATAGGAGGACGAGGATGAACACCACAGATTATGAAAACATTTGGAAAGCATCGCTCATTCACGTTACGGATGAGTTCTCGCTTCCGCCTGTTGTGCTGCAAGCAGGCGAAGCCATCATCGGTACGCTGGGCAACTTCAGTGTTTCGACAGGCAAGGCGAAAGCCAAGAAAACTTTCAATGTGAGTGCCATCGTTGCAGCAGCCCTTGTCAATGGACAGGTGCTGGAATATAAAGCATTATTTCCTGAAAGTAAACGCACTATTCTTTACTTTGACACGGAGCAAAGCCCTTATCATTGCCAACTCGTGATGCAACGCATTCTGCGATTGGCAGGATTGCCGACTGATAGAGAGCCAGAACATTTGAAGTTTAGCCATCTCAGAGCCATTGCCGATCCCAACGAGCGTAGAGAAATCATCCGTTACGCCATTTACAATACTCCTAACGTGGGCTTGGTAGTCATTGATGGCATTCGTGATTTGATGCTCGACATCAACAATTCAACGGAGGCAACCAAGTTAGTGGGCGACCTAATGCAATGGACGAGCGAGCAAAACATCCACATACAGACCGTGCTTCACCTCAATAAGGGCGACGACAACGCACGGGGACATATTGGGACGGAACTCAACAACAAGGCAGAAACAGTTCTTCAAATCACGAGGGATAACACTATGCCTGAACGCAGTATTGTTGCGCCCTCCATCATCCGCTCCAAACCCTTTGAAAAATTTGCCTTTCGGCTCAAGGAAGTTGAAGACGATATTTGCATACCCCAAATAGATCTCTCATATTCGGACAATGAGCGAAAATCACATCGCTTCTCCTATCAAGAGTCAAGCGATAACGAACATCGAAAGGCGTTGGAATCAGTTTTCTCTACAAGCGAAATTTTGCCATATAGTAAACTTATCGTAGCTCTCAAAGAGGCTTATGCAGAAGTTGTGGGACAATCCTACGGACAAACAAAGCTCAAAGAGCTTTTGCAATTCTTGCTCAACAAAGGCATAGTGGTTAAGGAGGAACGAGGAAAATATCGGCTCAACCATAATTCTCTACAATAAAACCTTTGGTCGGTTGGACACAGGCTATATATACCTGAACTAATTCGACCAAGGAGAAACAAACTTGGTCGGACGTAAAGGGGTGCCTATAGTGTACGACTGTCCGACTAATCCTAAAACCTTCAGCCTCCAAAAGAAAAAGGCTGAGAGTTATTCATTTCAAACATCAATACAAAATTACAATGGAAATACAAAATATAAAGCAAATCTCTATCACAGATTATTTGCAGCAACAGGGTTATTCACCTACACGAGTACAAGGAATTCATTTTTGGTACTGCTCCCCACTTCGTAACGAAAATACTCCATCATTCAAAGTAAATACAGAGCGCAACCAATGGTATGACTTCGGGACAGGAGAACATGGCGACATCATCGACCTTGTGTGTGCCTTACAGCATTGCACCATTAGCAAAGCCATCGAACTTTTGGGAGATATAAAACAAGTAGCACATAGAGATTTTTCTTTTGGCGGTGAAAGAAAAACCTCTAAGCACAAATTAGAAATCATATCTGTGCAATCACTTACCAATCCTTATTTGTTACGTTACATCGCAGAGCGAGGAATATCTCTCAGCGTTGCCAATAGATGCTGTTCTGAAATTCGATACAATAATACCAATCGGACATACTATGCCATTGGATTTGCAAACGATGCTGGCGGATGGGAAATTCGTAGTCCTTATTTCAAAGGCTGCATTGCTCCAAAAGCGATTACAACTATTAGTAAAGGTACAGACGTTTTACAAATCTTTGAAGGGTTTATGGATTTCCTTTCGTGGCAAACGCTAAATCTTTCTTCAACCTGCGACACCATAGTTCTTAATTCTCTGGCTCTTTTGCCACGCATTCAAGAGAAGTTAAAAGGCTACAAGCAAGTTGAAAGTTTTCTAGACAATGATGAAGCAGGACGAAAATCGTTTGGATTTTTGAAGCAGTTTTGCTCATCTATCATAGATGGCTCTGTTCGCTATCGAACTCACAAAGATCTCAACGAATGGCTTGTTTCTCAATCCAAAGTGCAAGAAAGTCAACCTTCTTTACCAACCACGAAGCGTGGCATCAGAAGATAGTGTTTATCAGGGAAGCAAGTTTGTGTTTTGAGTATCTCAAAACCTACTTGCTCCCACCATTGGGAGGTAAAAATCCCGTTGGTCTCATCAAAAAAAATAAAAAATGGAACAGAAAAATAAAGGTGGACGACCCACTAAGACTTTATCAGAGAAACGGAAATATCAAGTGCTTCTTCGGCTTAATACAATGGAGTACTACACCTTGTTGGGAAAAGCACGTGAGGCCTCCATTTCTCGGACTGAGTTTTTACGGCAGCTCATTACAAATGCAGAAGTAAAGAGTCGAATCAAGCCAGAGGAAATGCAACTCATCCGTACAGTTTCTGGCATAGCAAACAATCTTAACCAGATTGCCCATCGGCTCAATGCTTTCGGCATCTCTGCACTCAACGAAGAACTGAATGTGCTGAAACAACTTATTCATGAACTTATGAGACGATTGAAGCCATGATAGCCAAGATTATTAAAGGAACAAACTTCAGCGGAGTTGTCAGTTATATGCTTAGCAAGCGTGAAGGTCAAGTCAAGGTTTTACAAGCTAATGGCGTGCGCAGTTCTTTACCAAATGACATTGCACACGACTTCAACTTGCAAGCCTCTATGCGTCCGAATGTACATAAACCTGTTTGTCATACCATACTCTCATTCTCGGCACATGATTCAGATCGACTGACAGATGCCATAATGGTGAAGATTGCCAACGAATATCTTCATAAAATGGGTTATGGCGACACACAGAGCCTTATCGTAAGGCACAATGACCGCCAGCATCCGCACCTGCACATTTGTATCAATCGCATTGGTAACAATGGCAAAACCATCAGCGACCGCAACGAAAAGTATCGTTCAACGAAGATTTGTAGAGAGTTGACTGAGCGTTATGGTCTGACTATTGGCGAAGGAAAGCAAGAGGTAAACCGCTTACGATTGAGAGGTGAGGATAAATTGCGATATGAAATATTCGATACCATTAAGTCTATATTACCTCAATCTCAGACTTGGAAAGATTTTGTTGCAGGGTTAGAGCAACAAGGTATTACCACTCGTTTCAAGACGAAAGGTAATACCGATGTTGTTCAGGGAATCATCTTTGAAAAAGATGGATGCAGTTTCTGTGGCTCAAAGATAGACCGCTCGTGTTCTTTCTCTCGCCTCAATGCAGCGTTAGAAAGAAATTCTCACAAACAAGAGCAAATTAATCAACAAAACGAACCTATGGTACATTCTGTAGATGAAAGCTATTTCATTACCGACCTATCTGAAGCAATTAGTGAAGTGTTTTCTATGCCTACACCAAGTAATGGCGTAGATGTTGATGAACTTCGATTTCAAAAGAAACTCCGCAATAGAGCTAATCGTAAACGTAGAATTTAATCACATCAAATTTATATCAGTATGAATAATGAAATAGCACCTATTCTCGATATGCTCGAAGAACTCAAACAAGAATGCAAAGTCATCAGTAAGGCACAAGCAGAACTGCGTACTACTATTGCAGAACAGCTATCTAATCCAAAGGGAGATAGCGTTAAAACACAAGAAACCGTGCAAATCCATCTCTCGAAAGAAACTCAAGCCAAAATCAAGGAACACCAACTTTTTGTTTTGGAGGCACTATCAGAGTCGAGCAAGAAGCTCGACCCAAAGTTTGAAGCGCTGCAACAGCTTATCAGCAAACAACAAAAACCTGTAGAATATAAGAACTACTCGCTATTTGCAAGCGTGCAATTAGCCGAGCGTGTACTGCTCTTGTTGGTTTGTGGGCTGGTTATGGTGAGTTGTTGGTTCTTCGGTATGGGAGCCAACAAGCTCCAAACAGCCTCCGATTACGACCTACGTTATCGCTATCTGCGTATGCAGGGCAAAGCTACCGCCTCAGACTTCGCACATCTTGACAGCATATTTATCACACATCGCAATCCCAAAGCGATTCAGCAGATGCAACAGAAGGTTGTTGATTACGAGCAAGCCCTACAACGACAAACGGAATTGTTGTTGCAACAGGATAAAATCAAGCAAGAGCAAAGAGAATTAATGAAACAGCTTACGCAATAGAAAGTTAAATTCTAAATAGCGCATGTTTATCGCCCAATTGATTACCCATGCGCTATATCTATACTTTTAAGATTATATAATTTAAGTTCGATATTTTTTATTCCTTATATAGTTGCATGTTCTATAGACAACATCCTCCATATAGCTAACTATATCCTTTTGAAATTTATCAAGTTCTGATAAAAGATAATTCGACCCACAAGAGGAAAAAGAAATATTACCATGCGCCAATAAATTACGTTTACTTTTCACAATTAAAAAACTCTCTCCAACATCCTCTCTTTTTGAATCATCCAATTGACAACCATGCCCTTTGAAAATTTCTTTAATTTTTCGGAATTCTAAACTACCTGATATATTAACTGCCAATTCTTCAAAACGGATTGGCATATGTTCAAGTTCTAAATCAGTTTTATTCTCATTAGGATGTTTCCTTCGATTAAGATATTTTCTCCACATGGTTTTCATATCAGAGGATAAGTGTATAAATTCTAGTCCGTCATCAGCTATAGCATCATAAATTGAATTTAAGCAATTACATACTGTTGACTCAACCATATTATATAAAACTATAAGGAATTGAGCCTTTAAAACACATTGCATTTCTTGAGTAACGATTATTTCTCTTTCATACTCTATACTACCTTTTAGAGGTAGATTTCGATGTGTTTCAACAGAAAGAATAAAGGTTAGTAATTTATACGCTTCTTCAATATCTTCTTTTCGTTTTTGGTAATTATGCTTTATGGTCATGTGAATATAAATTTTTTACATATTCTATGCGGCTTTTTATCTTAATGGCTGTATGAGTATGGTATCTACCGTCTATCAACTTGAAAAAATCATTTCTATTGTTTTTATTAATTTCTAACTCGCCTTTATTTGTGGCAACAATATTAGGATTTTCCTTTATTGCTAAGAATAAGCCTACAGCAATAGCCTCAAAATATGGTTTTGAAATGCCGACTGCGCCTTTTTTCTTGGCAAAGCCTTGTCCAGGAAATGCTTTTTCTACAAACTTAATAAGCGTATCAAAACTTTTTTTCATAGATTGCATATCTTTTTCTGTTATAGATTTGTTTTTTCCAGAAAGATATCCATCTAAAAACCTAGAAACCCCCTTTGATTCAACAGAATTATAATTTGGAAATATTTCCGAAAAGGCAAACAATCTCAGTATAAGTTCCTCTTCTTCCCTTCTATTTTGCATATATCTCGCCATTGGGCATAATGATTTAAATCTTGCATCTTTTGCAAGATTGGCAATAAAATCTGTGAATTTACCTTTATATATTCCTCTACGGGTTTCCATAGGTAAAAGAGGTACACTACTTGTATTTATTCGGTCAAACATTTCATTTCGTACATCCTCTGTCGCTTTTGATGACAATACTACCATTCTAATAGAAATATTCTTAAAACTTCTCTGCAAGCTAACTGGTAATTCAGAATATTTACAACCATTCATAGTCGTCAGCTTATCTAAATGAAAAAGAGTTAATTCATCATTTAGAAATGCAGCTAAGGTACGGATACGTTGTGAACCATCAACTATCTCCAAACGACCTGTTTCCTTTATTTCAGCAGAAAATAAAAATGGAACAGGTAATCCAAGGAATAAGCTTTCGATAAACCGAGATTGGTGTTTATTGTCCCAAATAAATTCACGTTGATAATCAGGGACATATAATTCATTTTCATCTTCATCTATTTGTTTAAGATACTTAGACACATAGAGTTCTATTGTATACTCTTTCATATCATAAGAAATCGCTTTCTGTTCAATTTCTATTTGCATGCTGATTTTTTCTTTTTTACTTTGTTCCGTAACAGAAGTTTTTTTTGTACTCATCATTTCTTTAAGTTATATATTAGTTATTATTTTGTCAAGTGTAATGAATGATTATGACTTCCACTCGACACAATTGTTTAAGAATTTGCTTTAAAACTAAATCAAATGTATTACAAGTTAATTAACAATCTTGGATAACTCCTCTTCAACTTCCTCTACTGTAGGCAAAGCCGATTTTATATTTTCAGGAATAGCTTTTGTCAGTTGATAATCGCTGATACCAATTGGCTGATCATAACCTGAGAGAGCATATTGTGCTACCACCTTATCACCACCGTTACAGAGGAGCAATCCGATGGTCTTGTTGTCGTGCTCGCCACAGAGGGTGTCGTCCACTACATTGATGTAGAAGTTTAGTTGTCCCATATATTCGGGTTTAAAAGGAGTGGCTTTAAGTTCGATAACAACGTATGCATGTAGTTGGATGTTATAGAGGATGAGGTCGGCATAAAAATCAGAATCGCCCACTTCAAAATGCTTCTGCTGTGCCACAAATGCAAAGCCACTACCCATTTCCAGAAGATACTTGGTGATATGAGAAACCAATTGCCGTTCAATGTCTCGTTCTGCCATTTTATCTGTCTGTCCCATCATATCAAATATATAAGGGTCTTTCATCAGATAATTGGCAAGGTCGCTTTGCGGTTTGGGTAATCGTGCCGAGAAGTTACTCACTTTCTTTGCTGCAATCTGCCGAGCGAAAAGATTAGTCTCAATCTGCATTTGCAGAACATTACTACTCCAACCATTGGCAACTGCTTGCGTGATATACCAAAAGCGTTCACCCAAAGGCAACTTGCTGTTAAGCAAAATTACATGGCTTGCCCAGTTGGTGCGAACTATGGCTGAGTGCTTGAAGATTCCCTCTATCTGACTGATATCGCTGTGATAGATAGCAGACAGCGTTTCAGAAATATCTCCTAATTGTGCAAGAGGTTCTTGCGTAATTATATCTCCCCGAATACCTGCTGCTTGTATTTGCGCAAGAGGCTCTTGCGTAAATTGATTGAGCTCATTTGTGAGTCGTAATACATTATCAACCGAAGGACTATTAAGCAACTTTTCAACCTTAACCATTTCTGTTAGAGCCTCCATAGGATAAGCCTTTGCGAATTGGCACATATAGATAAGATTGCGAGTGGAATACCCTTTCTTATTCGGATATTTAGAACGTATCGCCTTAGAAAGGTTGTCAATGACTTTGCTTCCCCAACCATCTTTCTTTTGGAGGTAGAGGATAAAATGCCCCACTTTCCAATAGTGGAAAAGCATATCTGCGTTTGCAGAGGCTATTAAGCGTACTTGCGTATGCTCTAGATCAGTACCAATAGCTCGTACAATGAGAGCTAAATCTTGGTGCTCTGTTTTATTTATTTCTTGGCTCATATGGTTTCGGTGTTATAATTGATTGAATTTACTCATGGCATTCGCTTTGATGTCGTCCGCAATATCTATGTAAGGTTTCATAGCCTTGTAATCGCTATGCCCAGTCCATTTCATAACTACTTGCGGAGGAATACCCAATGCAAGTGCATTACAGATAAACGTTCTACGACCAGCGTGTGTTCCAAGTAAGGCATATTTAGGTGTAACTTCGTCAATGCGCTCATTACCTCTATAATAAGTTTGACGTACAGGCTCGTCAATGCCTGCCAGTTCAGCTAATTCTTTAAAATAATCATTCATTTTCTGGTTAGTAATAACAGGCAACACCTTGTCATCTTCAAATGCCACATCCTTGTATTTATCAAGAATCGCTTTACTATGGTTGTTCAACTCGATAATCAGGCTATCAGAAGTCTTAACCGTTGTAACCTCTATGTGGTCGCCCTTTATATCACTTCTGCGAAGATTGAACACGTCGGAATAACGCAAACCTGTGAAGCATTGAAATAGAAAAACATCACGCACTCGGTCTAAGGCTTGCTTGGTAGTAGGTATTTCGAACTCTCGGAGTTTGTTCAGTTCCTCCCATGTGAGGAAAATGATTTTCTTCTGTGTACTTTTAAGTTTGGGCTTATAGCTGTCATAGGCATTGTTCTGATGCACACCTTTCTTGAATGCCCAGCGTAAAAACCATTTCAAGAAACTAAGTTGCTTGCCTATGGTAGAATTACGCATTTCCTTTACATCACGGAGATAAGTAACATAATTATTCAGCCCCCTCTCATCAAAGAAATCAAATGTAAGTTCATCTCGAAAGTTCATCAGATGATTTTTCACCGCAGCAAACTTCTCGTAGGTGGAATCCGTCCAATCATTTTGCCGTCCACAATCTCGCACAAATTCATCAAACACTTTGTAAAAAGTGTTAGGCATTGATTTTCTCGGTTTGACTTCTTCCTCAATAGGTTTGTGCAGCGCATTGAATGCCTCTTTTATTTGTTCCTGTGTGGGCATTATTTCTTCCACTTCAAACTTCTTGAAGATGTCCTGTATTTCTGTATAGTAGCCCAAGAGTGAAGCATTGATTTCAGAAGCCGATTGTTTCAGTTTGTTGCTACAACCATTCTTTACACGTTGCTTATCTGCATCCCACTTGGCAGCATCGATGCGATAGCCTGTCGTGAACTCAATCCGCTTGGAAGCGAAATTGACACGCATACGGATAGGCACATTCTCAACAATGAGAACACCGTCCTTCTTCCTACTTTCCAACGTGAAGATAATGTTTCGTTTGATGTTCATGCTTTTGGGTGTATAGATTTCTGCACCCAAAATTACACCCAAATTTTGATATTACCAAAGATTTTCCATGAAATCTTATTTTATTAACATTCTGTATAAATCTCTATTATACAATAGATTGAACGTATATGATACTATTTGAAGGTTCAAGAGAAAGAGCCTCTCTCTCCGCAGGAAGTACTCTGGAGAAGACTTCAGAAAACACTTCACAAAATCAGTAAGTATCGTAGCTTCAATAAGTTACGATACTTTTGTTTTATACTTACATGTTTTTTCAGAGTACGTAAGGAGGGTGCCGAAACGCCCAAAATACTCTCCTACGGTTACAATCTGGTTACAAAAAGAGTTGTCACAGGCATTAAAAAAGCGTTCCAATTCTTGACGTGTGAAAGCATGTGGTATATAGGTTCGTGGAACTGACTTCGGGACTTGTGGTAAATTAATGTTCGTCAAACCACGTTTTTTCATGTACTTGATGAAATCGAGTATGGGATAAATTCTTGACACACAAGAATTGGTACTCTCTGATCCCCTTTGTCTGCACCATTTATCAACCATTTCTTGTGTAAGTTCTGCTTGTGCCGAATATTCTCTTGTACAAAAATGTTCGAACAAAATCACATTCTTAATGTAGCTGTAACTGTCACGTCCGGATGCTTTACGGTATCTTATGTATCCGTCTATTATTGGAGAAAGGTATGATTGTGCTCTCATTTATCAAACACCTCCTTTCTCATAGGGAATCCCTTTATACTTAGTGAACACTCTTTCAGACGTTTGAATTCCGCACTGAGATAATGATCAAGGGATTCTGGCGATGAATGTCCGATAGCAGCACTTATGACAGGTTGTTGTACACCTGACTGTAGCAGGGCTGTTGCAACGTGGTGGCGGAATAAATGTATGCTCTTTCTTTCCTTGGATTGTAACATTATTCCAGCCTTGTACATGAGTTTTGAGCATATTGCATCGAGATTACTTGTGTGTAGTCTTCGGTATGGCGCATTTACTGTAAGGAAAATGTATAGCTCCGGATATATCGGCCGCTCTTTCTGTAAGTAGTCAAAAATAGCATTTCCAACCACAGCACGAAGAGGCAGTATTAACTGATTACCGGTTTTTGACTGTGTAATTTTTATTAGATCATGTTGCCAATCGAAACTGTCGAAAGTCAGCCCGGATATATCACAACCACGCAACCCTGTGTACATGGCAATTGTCATAATAGCTTTATCTTGTAATGAAACAGTGTCGTCATATTCCAGTGTATGTTTGATAGCATCCAGTTCTTGTTCCGTGAGATATTGAATGTTTTTCCGTTTGTTTGGTATGGAGGGCAAGTATGAGATTATCCGTCCGACAGCTTCTCCATAATACGGTACACATGCCTTCAAGCCATATTCTACATTGTATTTGAAAGAATGTCCTTTCTTTGGCATCCCTTCTGGAGAGAATACATTCAGTATAGCATCTTCAGTTATTGATGCAAGAGTAGCCATTCCATACTTTTGTAAATCAAAAAAGAAGGAACAAAGTGCAGACCTAACACTTCGAAAGAACCTTTTCTGCTGGTCGATAGAAGCGCTGACAATATCTACGACTTTCCTATATTCTTTGTTGAGCAAGTCATAGTGGTACGGCTTGTGGTAATGTTTATGTCCATCCGGAAATATACCCTCTTCCGCATACTGCCGGATTACACGCAATAAACGGACTTTATTCCTAAGTGTGTACTTGTTAGACCACAAATCCGCCAATGTACATTCCACATCGGCATAATCTTCCCACTGGTATTGTTTAAAATTATCAGACAACCATTTACCAAATTTACTCACATAATCTATATACATAGATGAATATCCGGCATTTTGCAAGTAGGTTAGCAGACATGGGAGCTGCTCGTTTAAATGTAATACATCCATAATTGAATATCATTTTAATAGTTTGTTATTCTTAGTTATAGATGCAAGAATAATCATAACCTATTGTTTGGCAAAGTTTCTGATTATTAATATTATTAGATATAAAATAGGAGAGTTAAAAAAGTTCTGATAATGCGACAAATCCGAAATTTCGGATTTAAGCCACCAGTTCAAGAACCTCATGTTCAACACCCGTCACGACCGTGTGGCAGGACTCGGCAACAGCGAGGGAAGCCAGAAGGCACTCAACATGCTATTTGCCATCCGTACCATACAGGAGCGGACTGGCAGGGACTTGGGAGCGACATTCCTGTCGGGAACAACTATCAGTAACTCACTGACTGAGTTGTATCTGCTCTTCAAGTACCTGCGTCCTAAGGAACTGGAGCGTCAGGACATCCGCTGTTTCGATGCGTGGGCGGCAATCTTCGCCAAGAAAACCACCGACTTCGAGTTTAACGTCACCAACAACATCGTGCAGAAGGAACGTTTCAGATACTTTATCAAGGTGCCGGAGCTTGCTGCCTTCTACAACGAAGTATGGGAGTAGAAAGCAGGAAATGGTACAAAACTCATATCTGACTGACACACAGTGGGTATTGCTTGTTTCTTCATTGGGTTGCATCATAGAAAATGGGCAGAAAATGGAGCGAAAAGGAGGGAGTTCAGTTACCAAATCGTTCGACAAACGATGAAAGGAAAAGGATAGCTGAAAATGGTAACTAAAACGGTGTTTTCTCTTTCATTATCAATGTTTTGCATCGCTCAAAGTTCCTCGAAGAAGTGTAATTTTGCAAGCAAAAAACAATGGAAAAAGAAAAATTCAAGCTGCTTTTCTATCTCAAGAGAGGTACGCAGGACAAAAACGGAAAAAGTCCCATCATGGGACGCATCAGCGCAGGGCGCTCTATGGTACAGTTTAGTTGTAAATGTTCGTGTACTCCTCGTTTGTGGGACAGTCGCAAGAACCGACTGCTGGGCAAGAGTGCCGAAGCCGTATCGGTAAACAAGGAACTTGACCGCCTTCAGGTGAGTATTCACAAGGTTTACGAGTCTCTTTCGGGTAAATCCGATGCTCCCATCACGGCAGAGCGAGTACGGGAACTTGTGTTTGGGCTGAACAGCGAGTCGCAGGGACTGCTCCATCATACGGACGAGTATATCGACCGTTTCCGTGAGCGTGTGGGCATAGACCGCAGCGAACGCAGACTAAAATGTCTGTTGCTCTTTCGCAAGCATCTGGCAAACTTCGTCAAGTACCGCTACCGTGTGGAGGATATTCTCATACAGAAAGTCGATGCCGTCCTTGTCAAGGACTTGGAAGACTACTTCGCCAAAGAAAAGGGATTCAAACTCAATACATCTGCCGGTTATCTCTCCATACTGGCTTCCTTGCTCAAAGACCTGCATAAACGGCGTATCATTGACACCTATCCTTTCATCAATCACTCCATCCGTTGGGAAGTGGGTACTCCACGTTACATCACGAGGGAGGAGGTAAGACGTATCGCAGCCTTGGGAGAAGACGAACTGCAAGGCTATGAAAAAGTGTCGAGGGATATGTTCCTTTTCTCCTGCCTGACGGGACTTGCTTATACCGATGTGTATCACTTGACGGAGCAGCACATCTTTCACGAGGCGGGAATGACTTGGATACGCAAGCCGAGAGTGAAGACGGGCAACGTGTGCCACATCCCCCTACTACCCGAAGCTGCTGCCATCATTGAGCGTTATCGGGGCATTCACACGAGGGCTTTCCGACACGAACCGCCCAAGGGGTATCTGCTTCCCATCCCTGGATGCGACACGGTGAACATACATCTCAAAAAGATAGCACGGCTTTGCGGTATTCAGAAAACGCTGACCTATCACATGGCACGGCATACCTTCGCATCGCAAATGACATTGTCGGAAGGCGTATCCATCGAGAGCGTTTCCAAAATGCTCGGACACAGCCAAATCAAAACCACGCAAGTGTATGCGGAGACTTCTCCAGAGCGTGTCTTTCAAGACGTGGAGCAAATACTTCCGCAACTCGCATATTATCAACTGACCAACTAAAACCACAGAACAATGAAAAGTACATTTTCCATACTATTCTACACGGACAGAAGCAAGACCAATGAACACGGACTATGCGTAATCCGCTGCCGTATCACCTGCAACGGCACGTCTTCATCGTTTTCCACACAGTTGCAAACTTCCCCCGATGAGTGGCTTGCCCGAAAAGGGCGCATCAAGGCGACAGCAGATAATTCAAGTGGCATCAATCTGCAACTGAACTCAATCGAAGAGTGCCTTCATTCACTCTATGAACGCACATTAAGGGAAGAAAACTATATCACGGCGGAATACCTCAAGGAGCGTTATATGCAGCAAAGCCGCCCCATGCCTACACTTACGGAGCTGTATCAATCCGTTTGTGAAGCCAAGAAGGAATTGCAGGGCAGAACACTAAGCAAGGCGACCGTCAAGGCTTTTAAGGACAGCCATAAGAGTTTTGTTCATTTCCTGCAAGTAAGGGGCAGGACGGACTGTATGCCCACGGAGGTGGACAAGACTTTGCTTGAGGACTATCGCCTTTTTATGCTTCGGGACTTGGGCAACAAGGAAAGCAGTGTCGGAAACCGCCTGCGCCACTTGCATCAGGTCATTCGCAAAGCATTGCAGGAACGATACGTTCGGGAAGACCCTTTTGAACTCATTGACATAGAAACGCCTACCTACGAGCGCAACGCACTTACGGCTGACGATGTGCAAAAACTCTTGGCTTATCGTCCGCACCGCTCGACAGAAAACCATTGCAGGCTCATTTTCCTCTTGGGATGTTTTACGGGGTTGGCGTTCTCCGATTTGAAGAAACTCAGAATGGATGATGTCTATACGCTCAGTGATGGACGCAGGTATATCTCCCTCTGCCGAACAAAGACACAGAACAGAAGTATTGTCCCGTTGCTGCCCATTGCCGAGGAAATACTCGCAATTGTGAGCCACGGACGAAGGGAGGGGCTTTTCTTTCGGGAGTTTCCCTGCAACAGTAATTTCAACAGAACCATTCAGGAGATAAGCATCAAGGCAGGACTGCCACCGCATACCCAAGCTACCTCGCACACCGCACGGCACACCTTTGCCACGACAATCTGTTTGGAGAACGGATTGCCGATAGAGACGGTAAGCAAGATGCTGGGACATCGCTTTATCTCCACGACCGAGATTTATGCACGGGTAACCAAGAGCAAGATTGCCAAGGAAATGCAACCCCTGATGGGAAGTGAGCGTACAAGGGAATTGCGTAAAGCCTTACGACAGTGTCCGTCAAGACCACCGAAAAAGTCAAGTCCCTTAATTGGGGGGTAA